ATTGGCCCTTGCGGATGGCTTGCTTGCGAATTCCCTCAATCTGGAGGGAATAGCCCGCCGGTTTGTCGAATGGCATGATGAAGCCGTGTACACGCCGCACGGCAAGGTCTTTGACGTGGGCGGCACCACGGCGAGGGCCATTGAGCGGCTCAAGAAGGGGGTGCCGCCGGAGCGTGCCGGAGGCACTGGAGAACGCGACAATGGCAACGGTTCCCTCATGCGAATAGCACCACTGACGTTTTATATGTTCGGGATGCGGAAGGCGGAGGAGCGTTTTCGTATCGTCCGGGACGTGTCGTCCATCACGCACGCCCACGAATGGTCCGTGGCGGCCTGCTATATCTACGTTGAACTGCTGAATAAGCTGCGCATGGGCCGCAGGAAGAAAGCCGCCTATGCGGAACTGCGGGAAGACTTCGCGCGCGGCGTGCCATTTATCAGCAGTGCAACGCTGGGGAAATTCGTCAGGATACTTGAGAACGACATAAGCACGCTGCCGGAAGAGGAAATTCGGAGTGGCGGCTTTGTCATCGACACGCTGGAAGCGGCATTCTGGTGCTTCATGACCACAGACAACTACCGGGACGCCGTGCTGAAGGCGGTCAATCTGGGCGACGATACCGACACCACGGGAGCGGTGACGGGCGCACTGGCCGGGCTGGCCTACGGGTTGGACGGCATCCCTAAGGAATGGCGGGAACAGCTGGCGGCGTATGAGGAAGTGCGCCGCATCGCCGTCAAAATGCCGCGCTGGGATTTGTTCCGGCACGTCGCCGTAGCCTAAAAATACTTTGCACAGAAAGCGTCCCTTCCGGGCGAAGCCTCCGTTTTCCTGTCACAGTGCAGGGGAACGGAGGCTTTTTTTATGCCTGACAAATGGATCGAAATCGCCCGCACGGGCACCTTCACGGACAGCGCCGGGCGTCCGCAGACATTCACGGAAGGCGACCTGGAGGCCATAGCCCACGCTTACAACCCGGCGAAGCGCGACGCGCCGCTGGTGTTCGGCCATCCAAAGACGGACGCGGCCCCGGCCTTTGGCTGGGCTGCGCAGCTCAGGGCGGAGAACGGAAAATTGTTCGCACAGTTCGCGCACGTTCCGGACGCGGTGCGGGACCTCGTGGCAAAAAGGCATTACCGCCATGTGTCCATGTCCCTGATGCCGGACCGCGTGACCCTGCGGCATGTGGCCCTTCTGGGCGCGGCACAACCGGCCATCGACGGACTTGAGGCGGTGGAATTTCATGATGGCGGGAACGCCATCACGGTGGATTTTGCCGCAACACGCGGCGAAGGAGACAGTATGAGTATTGAGGATTTGCAGCGGCAGATCGGGCAGCTGCAGGGCCAGCTTGAGGCGTTACGCGCCGAAAACGAAGACCTGAAAAAGAAAGCTGATTCCCGCAAACAGGAAAAGGACAAGGCGGAAGCTGCCAAAACTGAAGCGGAACAGAAGGCGGAAAAGGCCAGCGCCGATTTTGCCGCGTATCGTGGCAGGATTGAAGGCGAGCGCCGGGAGGCGCGCGTGGCGGAACTGGTGAAGGCCGGAAAGGTAAAACCCGCTGAAAAGGCGGGCGTGCTGGACTTTGCGGCCAGGCTGGCGGCGCAGCCCGGAACCGTGGACTTTGCGGCTCCGGACGGCAGGACGGAAAGCCTGAGCATGGAAGAACGCTATTTCCGCGAACTGGAAGCTCGCCCCGTGGATGGGAGGGCTTCTGACTTTTCTGCGTCCCCGTCTCATACGGGCGTCCAGTCCGCCAACATCAATCCCGCCGAACTGACGGCGAAGCTCTAGAGCGCCCGGCGACCCGTGACGGCCGCCGGCGTAAAAGGAAAGTATCATGGCAAATGAAGGCTATCTCGGCAAATACGTTTTCTCAGGGGAACGGGCGGCCACCGGTGATCACCCCGTGGTGCTGCACCATCTGCCGCTTTCGGCAAGGGCGAAGGCCGCAGCGCTTCCCGTGGGCACAGTCATGAAGCGCGTGGATGTCATGGGGGATAACGAACAGAGCGGCACTGTGGTGGGCGCGGCCTGGGAACCGCTGCTTTCCACGGACGCGGCCACAGTGATCCCCGTGGCTGTGGTGGATACACCCTGCGACCCCACGGGCGAGCACGGCGAAAGTTCCGCTCTGTGTGTGGTGCATGGGGGCGTGAAGCACCGCGTTCTCACAACGGGCGACGGAAAGGCGCTGACCGACATTCAGACGGCGCAGCTTGTGGAACACGGCATTTACCCCGCATAGTCTAAAAACGTCTAACGAAGGAAATCCTTATGCTTGCGAATCTGAAAGGCCTTTTTTCCCAGCAGGCGGTAGCTCAGTCGCTCAGGACGCTGCCGCCGCTGGAAAGCACCATCATGGACCGCTTTTTCAAACAGCGCCCGACGCATCCCCTTTCCATGCTGGGCATCACGGACCTGAAAGCCGTGGTGCAGACCGTTCCCGTGGTGCGCCGTGACGGAGTTCCCGTTCCTCTGGACAATGAATCCATCGAAACGCAGTTCTTTGCTCCGCTGCCTATCAAGGTACAGATCCCTGTAACGGCGGCGGAGCTGAATGATTTGAGAGTCCTCCTGGGCAACCAGGCATCGATTGAAGCGTGGCGCACGCAGAAGGTGGATCAGGTAAGGCAGGCGGTCCACGCTACCACCGAGGGTATGTGCGCGGGCGTGCTCACCACGGGCAAACTGGCCTGGCCGGTACAGCTTCCGGGCGGACGTACGGAAAGCTACGGTATCGACTACGGTACGCCGCTTACCCATACGCCCAGCACAAAACTGACGGGTACGAGCAAACTTTCGGACGTGTATCGTCTGCTGCGGGCCATGCAGCAGGAAATCCGCATGGCGGGGATCGGCGGCAGGGTAGAGTTCATGTGCG